CCCCGCTGTAAAGCGAGGAGACCGCCCCTCTTAGCCGAAAGGCTAAGAGTGGTCCCTCTTTCGAGGGCCCCAGGTAGAGGTTCCGTGTAGGTGGTAGCTCTCACAGAGCAGCCCTTACGGGTGCCCATCTGGTCGGGGGTTGACACCCCTCGCTCAGATGCTACGCGTCCTCTGGCTGTACTTAAATCTAAGAAGTCACTAACCAAACGAAAAAACAAAATTTGTTCTTCGCTCGGCTTAGCGAACTCCTTAGCTTTACTCTAGCCCTGAAAGGGTCTAGAGTTAGCTCAGAAGAATTCTCACCTTACATCCTCCGTCTCCGCCTCGTGTGGAATACACGTGGTTTAGACGGTATGATTGCTTTTAATAAAGCAGTCAGAACGGCTGTGATGAATTACTTGTCAGGTAATCCTCACCGGCCTAAGGGTGTGAGATGTACTTCTAAGGGTTTGCCTGTCTGCTTGGGCCCATTACTTAAACATATAGTTTTACAAGATCTCGATTTTATCCAGATCTTGACTACTGTGTTGTTTAGTACTCGGGCTTTAGTCACAAAAGCTAGACCAGACTTGACTCCGATCACCTCGCCCCTGAAAAAGGGTAGCGTTGTGCCGGAAGTTAAGTATGGGATCTACTTTTGAAAGCAGCTAGGGTACAACCCCTTATTTGAACTCAGTAGAAAATTGAGATTTACTCATTTTCACTTTTCAACGAAAAGTGGCCCGAATGGGCATGCACTCTCATCCTGATGATCTGACTTGCAGTCTCTATCTCTAGAGCTGCGTGAAGCCATTTCAGTCATGGGAGGTGCTAAACTGAGAAATTTCATTTCTACGGCCCTTACCCACGCTACAGTCCTTGATGGTTTCTTTAAGAGAACACCGGGTATTACTAGAAAGCTTGCTTTCTTCCCGGATAAGGAAGGGAAAACGAGAGTGATAGCTCTGGGAGATTATTTCTCTCAGACTGTCCTCCGTCGTCTTCACTTCTACTTATTTGATGTTCTCAGAAAGATTCCTCAAGACTGTACCTTTGATCAAGGGAAGTTCAAAGAACTCATTAAAGACTGGAAGGTCTTCTATAGTGTCGATCTTTCTTCGGCAACTGATAGATTTCCTATCCAGATCATTAGTGGTGTTCTTCGAGCTCATTTCCCTGCCAAGTATGTAGATGCTTGGGAGCGGATAATGGTAAAGGAACCATTTAGGTTTTCTGGTAAGAGTGTTTTATACTCTGTCGGAAATCCTATGGGCCTTTACTCCTCTTGATCATCGTTCACCCTCGCCCATCATTATCTCTTCTTCGAGATTGCTAGGGAGTTAGGTCGTCCTTGACGAACCTTACCCTATGCCCTTCTCGGAGATGATGTACTGATTGGTGATGATGAAGTAGGTAAGAGGTACATGTCGATGGTAAAGTCTCTTGGAATTGAGGTGAGTGAATTGAAAACTCACATATCCTCAACAACATGTGAATTCGCCAAAAGGTGGATTCACTTGGGCCAAGAGATTTCACCCTTTCCTCTTAAGCCGTTTATGTTGAAGAAGTTTGAGAAATCTCAAGTCTTCTCGACATTGTTGGCCGAAAGATGCAAAGGTTGAAACCGTCTACCTGTATCAGAAATGGCCTCTCTTGTATATGGTATCTTCCTGAATCGTCCTTCCTCCTTCAAAAGGAAAGTCGCTCGGGAGGGATTCATCTTTGAAGCTGTGTGAAATATCACACAGGACACCTCAACTGCTTCCTTAAACTTTAATCGGATTAAGGAGGAATTGGGGCTGTCAATAGGAACAATCGATCAAAGTACGGCGTTAGCCTTACTTTCCTCGGTTTGTTCTAAACTCTTCAAAGAGTCTAACCCTGTATATAACAAAGAAAATCGCGGGTCTCTAGGAGATCTCGCCATTGACTTAGTTATGTACATGACATCATTTACAGGAGATTGAGTTCAAACTCTGCTTGAAAACCCCATCGCTCATTCATATGGTATGATTGAGGAATCCTTCATCAAGCTTCATAAACTTGGTGAGGGCCTCATGAATACTAATATGTTTGAGTGACCATTGGTGTTAAAATCAATGGCTATTCCTTTATCGGATCGTGTCTTTACAGACCGATCTGAGAAAGTGATTAGTAGGAGTTTATCAAGGGTAGTAACTGAGACGGAGGCTTTACTAAGACGGATCCCTATCAAGGGGGTTGTCTTAGTGAAGAAACGCCTTAACATCCCGGTACGTCAGAGGTAAAACTCTGGCCACTGCTCGGTGTTAAGCTTGGTCACGCCTGAAGAGGCGTTGAACCCTGGTTTATTCCGGG